CCCCTTAAAACTAGTTAAGGGTGCTAGTGCAGCAAGTCAAGCCCTAGCTGCTGGTAGCAAAGGTATGCCAGCATTTAATGCAGCAATAGCAAAGCCTGGGATAATAGCACAAATGTTAGGCCGTTATTTGTATCAATCAGTCGATCTGCGTAGATGCTGAAATCGCATGTATTTAAGTCACTAGCTGTAGAACAAAAGACTGTTCCATCGGCTACAGTAGAGGTTAGGTGAAAGTGATATGTTCGTGCGCTAGGTTTAACGTAAAGCCTGATCTGACTGGAGAACTCAAAGTCTAAAAAGGTACTGCTTGTGATGTTACCTGTCGTAACTGTAGAAGTAGCTAGTGTGTTATTAGCGTCATCATGTAGTGTTAGAGTCCAGTTTCCTGTGCCTTTAGCATTTACTTGTACACGTATCTTGCTAAGCGGTTCAATGTCTGACTCAAACGATTGGTAGTTATCTTCGCTCTCAACTATTGCTGTAGGTAAAGTATAGCTTTCGGTACCGCCTGATGAAACTGCTGCTGTATCTGTTGAGGCCGATTCAGCGTACTTGTTGACCTGAAGTGTAGGAGTTGGGAACTTACCGTAATACGAGACTGTGGTCGATGAACTCATGTACATTTCTTGTAGATCTCGTCTGTAGAGCATACCGGCAGCACCGTCGTCTAACTTACCTTTAACTACAACGTCGTTATCGTTCTCAATAGCGTAGAAGTACCCCTGATCGCCCAGACCGTATCTTGTGCCATCATCTACTTGTACAATCTGTTGCATAAGATCAACCACGTTATTAGAGCCAATCCTGCGAGCTTGGGCTAGTGGGGATAGTTGACCAGGCTTTTTACGAAAGTCTGCGCTTCGTGAATAGGCGTGAGAGTTTTCAATACCTACTTTATCGTCAACAGCTATACCGCCATAGAAGTTTTGGTTTGAGATTATTTTCTTCATGTAGCTCCTAAGTTAGTGTGCTTGGTGGTATCTCGAACATATTAAAGTACGAGTCATAAGGGTTTTGTATATTCGGGTAGCTTGTTGGTGATGCGTAAGTTTCTTTACATTCGTCTAGAGCGGCAGCAAACATACTAAGCATGTCTAAGCCAGCCTTACGATCTCCACGCCTCAAGAAGAACCGACCGAGACAATAGTCTGTTATTGCTGGTTGGTACTCGTCAGGAATGTCTGGCACACTACCTATAATAAAGGTCTTGCCGCTTCCACTAGTCCCTTCATAATAGTTCTCTATAACCAAAGCGCTAGTGCTAGTGTATTCTACAATCTGGTAGTCGTAGCCATCTGAACCATCAGTAGTAAAGAAGTAGCTACCGACCATACTAGGAGTAAAGCCTGTACCAGAGTGCGTTATTGTAGTGCTACCTTGAGTGACGGTTACTGTACCTGATGTGAAATCATCGTTAATCATGCGTGGTTGTTTTGGCTCGTAGTAAACTCTAAGCCCCTCGGTTACTGCTGAGCCTGGTATTGGGTAGATTGAAACAACATCTTTGCCCTTTGGATAGTAAACACTAGGTTGACCAACTGTTGCGCTTGCTACTGAGTTGATCTTGTTCCAGTTAATCTCACTACCAATCTCTGTAAGTGGGTAGTAAGTATCGCCCTGTAAGTAATCCACGCCACTAATTCTAAGTACGCTTCGTGGTAACTGGTAGTCTTGTTGACTAGCTACAGTATCAGTTTTCTTAGCTATACGGCTCCAGGGGCGTGACATCACACTCTTAAACCTTTGAGTGGCAAAGTTAGCATCACGCTTGATTAGTATTAACTCAGATGCGCTAGTGCTTTGTGTTGCGCTTTGTACCTCTGACCATATCTGTTGAAAAGTTTGTATCATTATGCAGCCTCGTATTCGCCTTGTATTTGTATAACGTCAGTAGATGCCCATGTAAACGGTATGGTTGAAGATAGGGCTGTTAGTGTGCCGTAAGTAGCGCTAGCGTTCAGAACCCTAATAGTAGCCACTGTGGTAGATGCAGCTAAGTAACAGACTCCTTGATAGAAAGTAGCGCCACCGTCATCTAGTATGCCATGCCCTATTTGGTGATTTGACGTACCATACTGAGTGGCTGCGGTTACTGGTAGAGTAAATGTTACTGCACCGGCTACGCCAGCACCGGCAAGTACATATTTAAGCCTAAACTTTATAGTTTTTCCTTCTTGAGTAAACTTCGCAAAAGTTAAAGTACCGCCCGAAAGGTTAGTAAGTGTTGGAACCCAATCGCCCCACGCCCACGCTGAACCAAAAGAACCAGTGTTACTCAGTGCGTTATTAGGCACACTGTTACTTGTAACAATCGCTGAATCTTTTATGTTAAGCCCATCAATGGTAACTCCGTTGGCTGCTGTGAACTCAGATATAGTATCAACTGTAATCGTCGGGTTAGTAATAGTTGGAGCGTTAATGGTTGGGCTAGTTAAAACTTTATTCGTAAGGGTTTGTGAGCCAGTTAGAGTCACTACTGCTGATGGGAATGTTGGCGTACCACCTAATGTATAAGTTCCTGTCACTGTGCCGCTCAGAACAGGGTCAGAAGCGGTTGGAGCAGTCAGAGTCTTGTTGGTTAGCGTTTGGCTGTCTGTCGTGCCTACAGGCGCTCCTGTGATGTTTAGTAGGTTATTTACACTAGACTTCTTAGAGTTATACGAGTCAGATGCGTCAGCAATCTCTACAAAGTCAGCAGCCCTATCTACGCTCGTCAGTTGTGTAAAATCGTTAATAGTTACGTCTGCCATTATGAATACTCCCCTACCCAAGCAGTTGGGCGCTTACTTACATAACCTGATTCGGTAGCAATTCTTGTGTCACCACTTACAGTCACCCTAGTGTCGCCCTGGGCTGTAGTGCGAGTACTTGAAACAAATGATGGCGTACCAAAGCTGTTAGACCATGCTACGGCTGTTTCTTCCTCAGACGACCATGCTGTATCAGGCTGTTGGTTCCTATCACTGTAGCTAGATATGCGAGTGTCACCAGAGGCGGTTACTCGTGTATCGCCACTTACGGTAGTTCTAAAGGCTTCTTCAATTCGAGCCTCAAACGAGTTAGCCCATAAGGTTGCGTCATCTTCTTCACCGTTCCAAGATGCTGGAGCTTGGTTGCCATCACTAGATACAGAGTCGAGTAGGTTATTGCTGGACTCATCGACAAAGAAGTTACCTAGTTCATCAACAAGTACGTCTGTTGTCACTCCGACAATAGTACCGTTATCTCTTATCCAGGCTGTAGTTGGTGTGTTAGGGTCTGTTGTCATAATTTCCTAATTAAAAAGACCAGATAAGGTCTGGCCTGTTAGCTATATTATACCCCACTTACAACGTATCTGCTAGTAGTTGGTTTTCTCTGATACGTTGTTCAAGTGTGTAGTTTTCTTTTAACAGTTCGGCTTTACGAGTCTCTTGCACCTGTATTTCGCCATGTATGATAAGAAGCTGATTGTTACCGGCAGTAGTGACATCTTCAATCTCTTGCTCAATTTGTAGCAAATACGCCCTGCGTTCGGCTATCGTGTCACCGAGGTCATCAAACTTTTGTTGCTTTGTTTGCTTCACGTGTTGCCCTTGCTTTGGCAGCTATTTCTGGGTTAGCAAAGCCTTTAGGGGCTTCTGGCTGTACATCTGTAAAGCCTTCAATTTTTGTCATCTGGTCGTTTACAAATGTCTGCATAGCGTCACCAATGTTGTTAATTATTGGGCCATCGACAATAGTAGGTATTATCTCTTGTTGCGTACTAGGGTTACGAAGTCGTGCCAAACCAGCCTTACTTGTACCAAAAGTTTCACGACAGTAAGCATTAAAGAGTCTAGGAACGATGACATATGCGGCCTCCCCAATTATCATTTTCTTTTCACCTGGTTTAAGTACATACTCTGTAACACGTTGCTGATGACGAGTAACTGAATCGCCTGGTAAGAATGTACCCTGTGGAGTTTGTGCCATGCGTTCTTCGTTCATAGGGTCGCCAGGAGCAGTGCCTACAACTTCGTTTTGCTCTAGTGCTACTTTCCACCTAAACTCAGTCTTTAAAATGTTCTTTACACCTACATAGTCATATCGACTAAACATGCCGTTAAGCTTCTCACGTACACTCTGATCTGGTCGTGTTGATTCATCCATTACTTTTTACTCGCTTTCTTGGCTGCTGCCTTAGTTTCAAACTCTTGAATAAGTTGCACTAGTAATCTATGTTCGCCCTGAAGTCTCAGTTGCTCGTTTTCTGCCTCTGCTTTAATTGTAGTTTGCTCGTCGAATTTAACCTGTAAGCCGTCTTTAAGGGCGGTAAGAGATTCTATGTTCATAAACGAAGTATATCATAAGCGACTAAAATACAAAATAGCCCCAATTAAGGAGCTATCTTATAAGTTTGAGAACTAAGAAGCTGTAGTTATAGCGACCCAGTTTGTTGTACCGTTGTTGACGTACAAACGTGTTGAGGTAGACGAACCACCTGTGTTTATACAAATATCGCCTTTGGTAGCTGAGAACGCTGGTGTGTCGCTCGTTACCCAGAACTTGATACCTGTAGAGAACAGTGTTAGCGGAGCGCCAGCAGCTAATGCACCGGCTGATGCTGGAACTGCTGTACCTGATAACGCTGTGACACCACCTGTTAGCGATAAGCTAGGAGCTGTTACGGCTCCGGTTACTGCTAGGGTGCTAGTCAACGTAGTTGCTTTGTCGGTTTTAAGGCCGTAAAGTCTGACTACTGGTACAAAATCTTCTAATCTATCTTTTGCCATAGTTTTTGTCCCCTTTCCTCTTTCGAGTGATTATTTGAGTTGGCTTTGGGGCTGAGTTGTCTTAGCCCCTCTTTGTTTTAGTCTATGCTTAGGAATACAGGGCGGTATTCAGTATCAGTTAGAGCGATTTGCGCTACACCGATTACTGGTTCTCCGGCTCCGTCTGCTGCTTCAACCGCACCGGCTACACCAGTACCGATTGTAAGAGCTAAGCCCTTAGTGACTGCTTCGTCAGCAAGTGCTGCACATGTACCACGTGTCTGAACCCAACCGTAATATGCGGCTGTGATTGCTACGTTTGGTACACCTACAGGCATATCTGCTTGATCGGTTGCTGATATAACAACTGATGCCCAGGGGCTACGATCAAGTGTAACTTCGCTTACGTCGATTGTTAGAGCTACAGGTAGTGGCTCTTTCAAGCTGATTGTAGATTCGCCAGCACCGCTTGTTGCAGTGTTGCCAGCTACTTCTACAGTTACCCCTTCTCCAGTTGCATCAGATACAGTTAATGTACCGTCTGCAAAGTAGTCAGCAGTAACAGCGCCACCAAAGTCTACGACTATTGAAGTCTGACCGGCTGTGTAAGTACGAGCTACTGTTACGTTAGTACCGTCTGTATCAGCGTCACCGTTTACAACTAGCTTACCAGCAGCTAAGTCTGCTGCTCCAGCTAGAACGTATCGGTAAATGCGACCAAACTCATCTTCGTACTTCTGACCGAGAACGTGTTGCTTAGTGTCGCTAATTTCTCGTGTGTTGATTGCTACTAGATTTTGTCTTGACATATTATCTCCTTATCCTACGATTCCGGTTAAGCGAGCGTTCCTCTTAGGATTGCGGTGAATCAAGTTACCCATTACGAGGAAGAATCCAGCAGAACCGTATTGGTTAATACTTTCCATCATGTCTCGGAACTGAACGCTTGAAGGTAGTTTAGCTTCGCTGTAGTAGCCTTCTTGCTGTTCTGGGTTAGGTGATACTTGCTTAACACTCTTTGATGTTGAACGTAGTACAGGGAACTCTAGGTAGTGTTCGTTGATTAGGTAAAGTGTCTGTGAAGGCGCTTTATCGTCAGCAACAAATGGAATCTTACGGAAGCTTAAGCTATCGAAACCTGATGCACCTTGTAGTGCTGTTGCAGGAACGGTGCGGCCGATTGGCGTATTACCGTTGATAGTTGAGTAACCACTAAGACCTACTGAGTCGTACTTAGCCTGTACTGCTGCGTAGTGCAGACTTTCAAAGATGCTCCATACTGCTGGTGACATGTAACCGATGTTTGGTCGTTCCATCTCTACGCTTGAAGCGCTTGAGCTATCAATAGCTGTGGCGATTTCTTCAAATGTAAGGGTAGCTGCTGCATCTACATAGGCGTTGATGTTTGAACCGTAAGTAGCACGAGTCAAACCACCGTATGAGCTAGTAAGCGTACCGTCATCTGCAATTAGGTTGAAGCCTTCAAAGTTCTTGCCAGAACCAACACCGTAAAACAGTGTACCGATTCCGTTAAGCATTGAAGTTTTGGCACGATCCATGATGCTAGTAAGATAACGAATAGCTTGCGCTTCGCCAGTGTTTACATCCTGTTCCATACCTGATGCTACTACTGATTGGTAGTAACCTTTCACGTACCAGCTAAGCTGTCGTGTGTTGTTAGTTTGTGCTGTACTGAATGAGTCCAAGCCATCGAATGAGCCACCAGTCGCATCGTTGTCGATCTGGATAACTTGATTCAAGACTGAACCAGTCCAAGTACGGCCGAGCTGTACACCCAAGATACGAGCAGTTGCGACGTTACCATCGTTTTTTGTGTCAACTACTTTTGGTAGAATCTTGTTATAGGTGATGTCGGTGATTCGGTTGTTGAATACCATACCTTTTTATCTCCTTACTTTTGATAATAAAAAAGCCACCAATGACTTGGTGTCTTCTGCAAGACACTATATCACACTGGTGGCTAATTATCAATCAGCTTTGAATAGATCTTTTGCATCGATCTTTGTAACCTTATTCGTATCTTCTACGTTAAGGGCGTTATTAACCTTATCAAGCATTTGTGGTAGGTCTGAGTTGGTAACAGATTCTCGTAGTGACTTCTGAAGTCGCTTAGCTTCAGCTACAGTTACGATCTCTTTGTTCACAAGCACTGCTAGTATAAATGTTTCGTTATTCATTATTTTAACCCCTCGCTAGCTATGATCTCATCAGCTAGTCTGCTTAGTGGTACGCTACTGTGTACCTTATTACCTTTATCGGCTGGCGCTTGGCTACCTGTAGCACTTAGGCTAGCTACTTCTTTACGCTCATCGATTACCTGTTTAGATTTGTCTTGCTTATCAACGGTAGTGGCCTCTTGAGTCATTAGCTGCTTAGCAACATAGACGCTGTTAATCTGGCCTAACCCCTTATCTCTGAGTTCCTTGTTCTTAGTATCCATCCAGTTAAGAATGTTGTTGAGTTCTTTAACGGCTGCACTCTCAAGGAACTTGGGGTCGTTAGGGTCGCCCTCAATCTTAGGCACTAATCCTTGTTCAGCCATAGCCTTGTATTCTTGGCCGATACGGTCGTTTTCGCTACGAGCTTCGACAAGTGCTGTAGTCTCTTTGGTGTATTGCTCTTGGGCGTTCTTGTAGACGTTTACAGCATCAGTAAACTTACGTTGGTTCTCCATGATCTGAGACTGGAACTGCATCTGTTCAATGTTGTTCTTGGCCTCAAAGCCATCAGGGAACTTCTCTTTAACGTCTTCTAGTGTGAAGAACTCATGCTCAACACCATCTTTATCTGTAACTTTAACCGGCTCTACTTGAGAAGCTAGGAAGTCACCGGCCTTAACTACTTCGTTAAACGGCTTTACATTGCCCTCTGCGTCAAAGATCTTGTCATCTGTGAGCTGTAGGGTTTGAAGCATTGTATTTGCTGCTTGTTCTACTTGATCGCCAGTTTTAGGCGGCTCAGATGGTGGTGTTACAAGTGGGTCAACTTGCTTTTCTTCAGGCTTCTGATCTTCTTGCTGGTCGTCAGCATTAGCGTCGTCGGGTTTGTTTGCGTCATCACCCTTATCCTGCTGATCGTCTTGGTTCTGGTCATCAGAAGCGTTATCGTCAGCATTGTTATCTTGCTGGCTATCATCAGCGACTTGCTGGTCGTCTTGATTAGCTTCTTGTGAATCACCCTGATCTTGGGGTTCTTCTGTTGCCGATTGAGAATTATCGATATTCTCCTCAGCGATTATTGCGTCTACATCCTGAGATAGTGACATTAAGAGTCTCCTTATGTTAGTAAGCTCTATTATACCACAGGTGGAGCTGCTGGGTTAGCAGGGTTCGGAGGCATAGGGTTAACCTCTGATGGCGGCATAGGGGGTTGACCTTGTGGGCCAGTTGGTGCGCCCATAGCTTCAGGTACTTCCATACTGGTTTCAATAGCAGGGTTCTCTGGTTGTGGGTAAAGTTCTTCGTCAGTTATGCCGTTAAGCAGTTTAGCCTTATCAAGTTCAGCCTGAATGTGAGCCTTGAGCATCCCTTGATTTTCAACAGGCCACATCTGGAAGTCGTTAGACAGTAGTTGTCGTTGGTGAGTCTTGATGTGTTGTGGGTCTACATCATCTCGTGGTGGTGCATCTTGACCTGCTTTAATAAGCTCGTAATCTTCAACAGCATTCATGTCTTGGTCGTCGTTGCGTATATCTTCAACAACAGATACAGAGTCAACTTGCTCTTTAATAACACGTTCAACATGCTTACCTGGGTTCGGTACGCCTAAGAACTCGTATAGAGATAAGAGTGAAATCTTACCCATCTTGGCTAGTTGTAGTGCAACAGCCTCAAGTCTGCCTTTGTCCATAGGAACAGTTGAACCGGCTTTAACACGAATCTTGATACCGTCTTCTATATCTTCACGACTAAGGGCTACGGCTGCGAAACGGCCATCTTCACCTAGTACTGAAGCATAATGTTTTTCGGTGTAGTGGACTTTCATAAGGTGCAGTAGTTGTTTGAAGTACCTATCTAGGCCACGATCTATAGCTCTGACTAACAGATCTTGCCTACCCTGTGCTTGGTTACGAGCCATAAGGTCTTGTGTAGCAGTTTGCTGGTTATTAGCTTCGCCACGCATCTGTGGTGGAGTACCAAAGATCTCGTGTAGTGATGCAGCTAGACGTTCGATCTCATTAACAACGAATGCCGGTACTTGGTTAGCCTGTATAACCCCATAAGCTTTATTAACATCTTCTGAGTCAACGAGTATCTTCTCCCAGGGTTCGCCAGTGATCTGATCGGCTGCTGGTTTAGGCAGAGCTTTCTTGTTGAATACAAGAACAGGTGAAGCGTGTGCAACACCTTTTTGTATCTGGCGGCCAATACGATCAATCATCTGCTGTAGTGGGATAGTCTGGTCAATTGGGCCATATCTATCAATCCAGTGAGTACCATCGTTAATGTAGTTAAACGGCACAACAGGCTTCTGAGCATTTGGCAGGTAGTTAGCCACGCCCTCAAGCTCCTCGTCATATATCCAGTGAGGTGTTTTGTTCTTAGCTAAAACAACGTCGTCAAAGTACGCTACGAAAGCCTCTGTGGGCTTTTTATCTATGTAAACGGTAAGATACACCTTACGCCATGTAATAACGCTCTGTAGCTTATCCTGAACCTTATCTTTAATCTTGTCGGCTGACTTAGGGAACTTAGCAATAAGTTCTTCTGCGGTGTTCTGTTCAGTACCAGACCAAAAGCCTGGGTTCTTACCTTGCTTAGCTCGTTTGTCTACAATAACGCCAGTCGGATTGACATAGCGAGGCACGATATCACCGAATGGGCCACAGTTAGGATCGTACTCAAGCTCGATCATACCGATATAGTTGTTGAGAATCGACAGCACAACATTGCACATGATGCCCTGTAGGTCGTGTTCTTCGCTATGGTATTTAAGCATATTAGATACGTTCTCGGCTAACAGCCTAGACTCTGGGGTATCTTTGGCTGGCATTACTTCTACTTCTGGTAGTTGAGCAGTCGTATAAGCAGATATTACCTGTTCAGCAGTAAAGATCTCGTTCTGTACATAAGGCACTGGCCCAGCACCAGGCATATCATGCCAGTGATCGCCTACTACAAAGCGGTTGTTGCGCTCTCGTCTACCCTTAATGTTGAATGATGCAGAGTTGTTCCAAAACGCCCTAGAGTCGTTAATACGCTCGTCTAGTACTTTAGTGATTTCTTCGTCTGGTATATCTAACGCAAATGTATTCTGCGTTTCTGCTACGCCCTGCTGGTTATCAAGGTTATCTACTGTTGTGTCGGTGTCATAACGAGTGTAATTATCTTGTGGTTGCATATGTTTTCCAATTAAAATAGCCAGAAGTGTGGCTCTGGCCTTTAGCTAAGTATATCATAAATCCTTGCCTTTACCATCAAGATAGCAAATGTAATAATGTTTGCATCTTGTGTTAGGACACATCTTAGTAAAGCGGAACACATCAAGCGGTATCTCTCCCCCATAAGGCATAGCCCCATCAGAGGCCACAGCAAACTTACGGTTCATCGCAAACACCTGATCGCCACAGTACATACAGTAAATCTTACGCTCATCACTGACGACTGTTGGGTCAATAATCAACGTGGTAAACCTCGTGTTGTCTAAAACTATATGCTGCTCGTTCATGCCCAATCTCCTCGATCATCATTACCTCTGTTTAGTATTGCATCAATCCCATCATTAAGGCCAACGCCACCAATAGCCAAAGGTGTATCGTTAGGCAGTATAGACTCGTGTGACCGGCTCACATAGTCTTTAGAATGTCCTCCTGGTGTCATAGCTATTTGGTTCTGATAGGCTAGTGAATCGCTTGCATCATCGTTAGAGGCTTTAGGGAATGTGGCTAGTTCTTCTTCAAGATCGGCACAAAGGTTCTGGCCATTCATCGTTAAGTGATAGACAGTCAGGTTATTGTAGCGTGGTACAAGCGCTTCAATGCGTAGCTCTTTTTGTGTGCCACCAGTCTTTAGCTCTAAGATATATGGGTGTACGTTACGTCTGCGGCACTCCTCCTCTATTAAGTACTTCATGCCCTGATAGAACTGATTGTCCTCAATACCTATGCGGTCAAGGTTGTACTTCTCCCAATTAGTAAATAACAGATCAAGGAACTGCTTAGCGCTTAGCTTCTCTCGGTAGCTTATGATGTTCCAGTTGCCCTCACTGTCTACAAAGTTAACAGTTATGCCTATATAGTCCTTGCCTAGCTTAATGTCATCTTTACCACGTGGGTCAATCGTCATCACGTTATAGGTGTTCATCTTCTGCACCTCTGAGAACTCTCGGTACTGTATCCAGTCTGACTTAAACTTCCTGTTTTCGTCATCAACAGGGTTTTGTTGGTAGAGTGATGAGAACTCGTATGGCCCCATCTCTGACTTCTTTTTAAGTAGCTTACCTAGATTAAACTTATCAGGCCACAAGGCTTCACCCTCTTTGCGATGTTCCTCGTCTTTCGTAGCGATAGCTTTGTATTCAATAATCTCCCAATCAGTGTGTGGCTCACCGGCTCGCATAGCTAGTGCGTTCTCTTTCAGTACACGCCCTGCAAGGTCATCTTCATGCCAACGAGTAAGAATAAAGATAACCATTGAGTTACCTTCTTCACGAGTTGAGAACGTTGATTGATACCACTTATACCTAGATTCACGTATGACAGGGCTGTCGGCTTCTTCTCGGTTCTTAAATGGGTCATCAATGATACCGATCTTGAAGCCACGACCAGTCAACGCACCGCCAACACCAACTGCCGTATAGCCACCGCCCTCCTCAGTGAGCCACTTACCCCTAGCTTTAGCATCAGCTCTTAGTCGTGTCTCGAACATAGCCTTGTATTCAGGGGTCTGCATGATGTCTCTAGTCTTTTGGCCGAAGTCAGTTGCCAGCTCATCAGAGTATGACGAGATCATAATAGGCATTTCGGGGTGTTTACCAAGCAACCAACTGGGGAACTTCTGAGTAGTCATGTCTGATTTGCCATGTCTGGGGGGCATAAAGAACATAATACGAACATCCTCACCGGCCATAAGGCGCTTGTATCCATTCTCTAGTTTTCTAGCTACTTCCTCGTGGAACCACTCAAGCTGATAGTGATCGTCTATTGCAAGGCAATACTCTGCGAATGAGCCATTGTCGGAGATCTCTTTAAGAATCTGTGCGGTTTCTTCTTGCTCTGAGAAGTTGCTCGGCTCTGGTTGCATCTAAAGCTCCTAGTGTTTCACCGTTTGATGTTAGATCTGTCTCGTTCTTGTCTTTCCAGCCGTAGTTATTTTTAAGGTTAAATATGGCTCCAGTAGGGTTGCTAGTGAGCAGACTATTCTCTACAAAGTTATGGCACTTGTCTTTTGCCTTTTTTATAGTGTCAACAAACTCTGGGCGTTCTTCGTACTCTAAAAGCGTTTCTCGTGATGTGTCTAAAGCCAATGCTAACCCTGTGATTGTGTATGGTACTTGTTGAGTTTTTACCTTATGGTGTACTTCGACTAAGTAGTTCAAGCCGTTATCATCTTTCTTGAGTTGTCCTTTTTTATCTCTGGCTTCTACCCATTCTGTAGTGTCTACAACATGTGGGTCGCACTCAGCAAAGTAAGCGTCAATCTTTTCTTGAAGTTCTTTGACTGATTTAAACTTGAGGGGTCTACCGCCTGGGTGTGCCATATTGCTTATATTTTACCACAAAAGTAAAAAGACCGCATCATTGATATTAGGTGGAGGGTAAGAACCTTATATCTACGGTCTTTTTGAGGTGATATTACTATCACAATGGGGTATAAAGGGCTACATCGTTCGTGATGTCTACGTTTGGCGCAAGCATAGGTGAGTATGCTTGTCAACGCTATTCTACCATACTGCTCATGGTTGTGTCGAATCTCTGTTGAGCTAGAGGGGTTGCTTCAAGCACTTGTTTTACTGCTCGGTGGCCAATGGGGTGACCGCCCTCTCGTTCCTGTTCAACAACTGCGTCAATGTCTGGTTGATCGTACCGTTCTGTTTTGCTCATGGTTTTATTCCTTTCATATTGCTTATTCTACACTACACGTGTGTTTCTGTAGCTTATCTAAGCTCTTAAAATACTTGTCACAACTTATGCAGTGGTATTTACTCATTACTTATTCCTCGTATGCTCAGCTATTGAGCCATTCACTTATTTGTTGTTGTTGATATTGTTTTGCAAGGCATTGCTGTTCCATAGCATAGCCCTCGGCATACTTACGATTGGTTTCTGCTTCAGAAAGCTCTCGTTGCCTCCACATTCTACTTTCGGCTATTGACCTTTTTTGACTAGCTGTTAGCATTCTCCCCCTCTCCAGATACTTCAATCTGTTCCATTACTTCACCTCATATTTCTCAAGTAGTTCGGTAATCCTTGTCCTAAATGCCATTTCTATAGGGTCGCCAGCAAAAGGAACGCCTGAGCCTTTGGGAGTATTATACCCAGTCTTATAAGCCTCGTGTAGTAGTTTCACTATGTCAAAATACATATCACTCACTTTGTTTCTCCTGATACTCATTCTCGGTAATCTTATACGGTTTTTCTACTTTAACTTCTTCACCAACTATAGGGTCAATCTTTCCTGTAATAGTGGGTTCTGGGTCTAAGCCTTTGCCATGTGATACTTCAATCTCTGTTAATTGCTCCGAACAGCCAGCACAAAAACGGATTGGTTCTATTTTCATTTGTTCTCTCTTGATTACAGACTCTTGAAACGCTTTGTAGTAATTTAACTCACGTTCGTAAAACTTAGTCGTAGCTACACGTTGTTCTTCTCTTGCCCTACGCTCGGCTTCAGCTATCTCTGTTTGTACGAGTTGCATGATTTCATCAACACTTTCTTCAGCTAGTTCGTAATCTACGCCGCTAACAGATTTGTACCAGTGTATTCGCAACTTAGTTAGTTTGCTTCTTAGTTCTTCATTTGGTTTAGCACCGCTTAAATCTTTAGCAACGTAGTGTGTTTGATTATCATACTCCTTGCACTCAGAGTCGCCACCACCACAGGCTTTACAGTTATCGTTAGCTATGATATTCATATCTAGTTCTTCATTTGGTTTAGTGTTCACGTAGCCACCTCTGCAATTTCGTATTTAGTATATTTAGGACTATCTTCAATGTAGTGTTCTTGAGCTAACCATTCAATTACCTCTTGTTCAGTAGGTCGAGTGTCACTTCGCATATGCCCTACAAATGTATCTTCAATCTCTCGTGTTACTTTGATTAACCATAGCTTCTTCTTTACTTCTACCATAGTCTAGCCTTTCCTCTTAGGTGCAAACTTTATTTTAGGTACTCCAATTTCAAGTGCTTCAGCTATCTCTGTTTGTATGAACTCTACTATGGTGTCCATAACCCTGGTCGGTATAACATAGGTGTCTGCTCGTTTGTCGGATTTAAGTTTGTCGTATATCTGCTCTCTTAGTTCTTCATTTGGTTTAGTGTTCATAAAACTGACCCCTTATCATAACTAGAATAGTCTACCGCCATAAGACTAAGCTCTCTGGACACAACCAAGTTAACATAGGGGCGGTTTTCTTTAACAGCAAACTTCAAACCTTGCACTATATCAGTAGTAAACGCCTCATCAATATCTTCGTCTCTGACACCATAGTAAAACTCATTACCAAACTCACCATCATCAAGTATTTCAACAACCGTATAGCATGGCGCACAAGGGCGATTTAAGACTTCTGTACCATAGGCGACTATCATACCCCAGTGTTTACCATGACTTTCTTCACGACTAGGTGTAAAGCCTTCAAAATAGACCCATGTTCCAGTTTTGTATCTGTAGTTCTTCTTCTTTACTTCTACCATAGTCTAGCCTACCACCGCTAATGGCTTCATATAGTCGCTATACTCAGTCATTATTTTTACAGCTTCTTGTACATCACCACCAAACTCAATCTGATGAGGTAAATCAAACACATGATAAAACTTGCCATCTTTAACGCCATCTTTGATGTTTTCTTGCCTTTCAAAACCAGCTTCATGTAGCTTTTGCATCATCTCTGATACTTTATCTTTTGCCTCTGGTTTATCAGGGTCTTCACTATGTCGAGGTTGTGCTAAGTTACCAAACTTTGCTGTGATTGCCATTACTTTGTTCCTTTCTTAGTTATTGTGGGAGTACTATTTACTAGAGTTTCTAGGGCTTGACGGACATCGTCTAAAGCTTGGTTGTAACCAAACGCTCTACTGTAAGCTACTTGTAATCTAGCATTTTCTGGTAAATTTGGGCTTAGCTGTGGGTGTTTTTTTAACCACTCTGGTATTGTTTCTGGCGGTTCATCAGTCCAGTTTGGCGGTAAGTGTTCTAACATAGCTGCCTTAAAGCCTTCCAAAACTGCCTTACGAAGCTCCTGTTTTAAGTCATTTATCATGGGTTTCTTGCCGTCAACGCCACTTAGTTGACCTCGTGCGTATGCAGCGTCTAACCATTTATCTGCCTCATCAATAAAGCTAAAGTTATCCTTACTCATGACTGCTCCTTTTATTTAGTTTCTTGTGGAGGTGGGTCATAACTTAGCCTCCTCCATATACATAAAACGCATCGGGTTCAGTTACGACTTTGTAAGGGTATCCAGCGAAGCCTTCAACCACATACGGCTCAAACTTCTCTCTGGCAAGTTCTAATTCTTCTTCAATGTCGTGGGCTAGTATACAAACCATACCAGCGGTTTAAGCCCTAAG